GAAGGCTTCCTTCTTTGCATAGAATACATCGTACTTCTCTTCGAACGTATGCATTTCGGTAACAAAGAAGTCCCAAATCTCTGCTTCCGTAGTGGAAGTAAGCAGTAACTCAAAGGAACTAAACTTCTTCATCGAGGGCGGCAAGGATGGGCGAGGCATTTACTTATAGTGTAGAGAAAACTTCTGTGTAAGTCTTAAACAGAAGATTTAGCAAATGAATGTTATGCCATTTTCCTTTATCTGTTCCAATAAAGTAGAAATGGAAGTAAATAAAACTCATCATGGCGATTGTTTGGAATTGGTTGAGAAGTTAGAAGACAATAGCATAGATTGTATCATCACCTCGCCACCATACTATAACTCACAGCATAAGTATCAGCGGGGGACTGGATTTCATTACACAACTGATATAGGAGAACCGTTGTATGTGATTGAAGACTTCTTTGAGAAGGTACGTCCAAAATTGAAGGATGACGCAATGATATGCCTCAATCTTGGGTTTTCGTATGGCGAAACAGGAGTCATGCGTCCCTATGATATACTTAATAGACTACGCAAACTTGGATACTTTGTAATCGACCAAGTCATCTGGTATAAGAGCAATCCTATTCCAATCCAGAAGAGACTTACAAATGCATACGAGTTAATCTTCGTTCTCAGCAAGTCTCCAAAAGGGAAATACTACACAACCGAATACACGCATAATGTTTGGAAACTGCCAGTTGGTAGAGGTGGTAAGCATTCTGCAGTCTTCCCGATTGAACTCCCAAAGGAGTGCTTGAAGCACTTTACCAAAGAAGGTGATTTAGTGTTAGATGCGTTCATGGGAAGTGGCACAACTGCTCGTGCATGTATCGAGATGAAACGCAAATGGATTGGTTTTGAACTTAATAAGGACTATCTTTCAATGTCACCTCAAACTACGTTGTGAAGATAAAGTTGTTGTGTGTGTATTACTATATTTCTAAAAAAAGGAATGAAAACTTTTTGTCCCAATGTTCTACCATAGGAACATTTGTTCGAAATTGTAGGAAGGCTTTGTTTCCAAAAACAAAAGTTACAAACAGAGAAATTCTCAATCGCTGTCACTCACATCCTCTGGCTGATTCAATATCCATGCACTATTCTCTGTGACGACATATTGCGGGAAGTTCTTATGTATGCAAACCCATCGTGAGCCATTCTTGCGTAACTTATCAATATCCTTGCGTTCCATTCCCAAGTGAGTCTTCAATAGATAGGAGAGTGCATGAGAGCCAGTGCTTTGAGGGTAGAGTACGAAATGGGTTGCTTCAGTGAGTAATAGACGTGTTTTCTTGTAGTTGGACAGGTAGTGAGTCAAGCAAAGCATGGTAGTTCCAGTATGGCGTCCCATTGTTGCAATATCGTTCATCAAACTCTCGATAGCCTTTGCTTCCTTCCCCTCAAAAGCATCATAATCGTCGAAGATGATAAGGCAATCCCGTAGAGGCTCTAAATCCTTCAGTGGCTTCTCGATTAGTTTGGTTATATTCAATCGAACTGGTTTTGGTGAGAGCGAGTCCAGTGTCTCATCTTCTGCTAGTTTGGAAACCAAAAAGACATCCCTATCAGGAAACTGCTTTCGGTAACGCTCGGCTAATCCCTTTGCGATATAGGATTTACCAGAACCTGATGCACCTGCTATGTACCAAATCTCACGCTTATCTGCTTCTTTGGTAGGAATGAGAATGAAGTTACTATCAGGGGGAAGCTTAATAACCTTCTCTGCATTCTTGCCCTGCTTCACCATATCTGCATACATGCTACGAACTCCCAAATCCACTCCCATGAGATGCTCTGGAGCGACACCTCGAGCCATAGCCTCATGAATAGCCTTCATACTCTTGCCATGCTTGGTAGAAGTCATCTTGTTTAGGTACTCACGTCCTACGTCAGGCTGGAACTTGGGACGGCGCTTGTCCTTACCTGAACCGCTCTCCCCCTTATTCAAGTATAAAGTTTCCTTGTTATACTCGCCACCCTTGACGATTGCAATAGGCTTGGCATCCTTGTCCCCCTCAAACGACAAACTTACTTGAGCCATGTTTGTCCTTCCCCAAGAAATTCATTGTTCCTCAATAAACACTCATTGCTTTTCAATTACGGCAAGTAAGCATCTGGGATAGGAAGTAAGGAACTGGCTTCCATCATTTTACGTGTTTCATCCTGTAAGATACCGAATAGACGTGGAATTAACGCCAAGCTCGTCTTTTTTACACGTTTGAAGCCATCCTCATATACTTTTGCTAGTCTGTCCGTTAGAACATCCAACTGGTGCTTGATATTCTGCTTTTCTTTGCGGCTTAATCCTCGCTCTCTCAAACTCTCCATAATCTCCAAATCGCTAATGATAGTGTACAAGTATCCAAGTTTTGAGTTCAAAATATCCAAAGCCTTGTTCTCGGTTTTGACATCCCCCATTAGTTTTGAGAGACTAAAAATACGCTTCAATACCTTCCAGTAGTTCCTCTCATTCAAGTACTCTATCACGGAAAGACGAATTGAATCTGCAACTTCATCTAGACGAGTATGCCCCTCCCAAAGAATAATATTCGAGAACTCATGGTACTTGCCATTCACAAAGCTAATAACATCAACCTTTGTTATGCCTGAACTTCCTAGTGCATCGTATAATGAAATTGTGTTTCCATTGCGCAGTTTCAAGTAGCCTTTTAGTACATCTTTTGGTGTCCAACGAAGCAAACCAAATCGTAATTCTCGCTTGGCTTCCAAGAATTGAGAGGGTGTCATTGAACGTCGAAGTAATTTTTTTGCTTGTTTCTCCTCTTTGGGTGTTACCACTCCACTCTTTACTAACTCATCCAAGTGTGCCAACTCCTGCTTTCTAGAATAGTTGACAACCTTTCCCTTATCCACATCCACACCCTGCAACAACATCCATTCATCTACCTCACCAATCTTGATATCAATAATATGAGTATCAGGAAGAGCAAGAAGCTTGGAGATATGATGAACAAAGGCTCTTTCTGCTTGATGAGTTAAGGGCAATTCCTGTACCATATCATAGTCTGCAGAGTACAACACTCGCCTATCCTCCTGTGAACCCACTATATTGGGAGTTCCAATACTCATTGCCGAGAGTACAGCCTTAACCTGACTGGAATACTGGTTAGGATACTTTCGCATTTATCATTACCGCATACTTTGTTTCGTTTCCTTTCCCTCGCCCTCGTCTTTACTTCCAAAAAACAATCTTTACTTCTCACAAATGGGATTTGTAGCTGATTTGAGTTTTGGTAAGTACTATGAGGAGATTGCTATAAAGTTGCTTAAGGATGAGGTAGTAACCCATCGTCCTGAAGGAAAGTTTAGCGAGTATGATTTTAAGACGGATAAGGAGAGTTATGAGGTGAAGGCAGATAGGATAACCTATCGCACTCGTAACATGTTTATCGAGTATGAGAACAATGGCAAAGATAGTGGAATTCATGTAACAACTGCAACTTATTGGTACTATTTCGTTGTTCTCCCCCTTTCATTAACTACCTATCCTGCTAATTATCGGGTATATCGCATTCCAGTTTCCTTCATAAAGGAGTGTATGAAGGACGCACGTTCCATGTGTGGCGCAGAGCGGAGTAAGGGCTATCTAATTCCAGAGGAAAAGTTCAAAAGTTTCCTCGTCCAAACCGCCGACGAGGAGCAGCCGCCATCGTTGCCATAGCCCGTTGATTGAATTTTCGCAACTCCTTTACGATAGCAGGAATTTGAGTTTTTAGTATGCCAGTGGCTACTTCTGTACCAATCACTTCATCCTGCGTAATTTTAGTTTCAGGACGAGTAGAGCGACGTTTAGGAGCAACTTCCTTTGGCGCTTCATCTGCTGCATCTTCCTGTGCCTGACGTTCCTTATCTTCTGCGTCCTTTTGTTGCTGAATTACAGGTGGTTCTTCAACATTTGTAGGGTTTTCTTCCTCTTCATGAATAGGTACTTTCTCTGCATTTGCCACATTAGGAGCAATCATGGGGGGAGGGGGAGGCTCTGCTTTAGAAAGAGTAGGCTTAATCTTTGCCTTTCCTTTTGTCTTTTCCAAAGCAGGAGGAGGTTGAAGCACAGGTGTGGAAACGGGACGAGGTTTTGGTTTCAAGCCAAGTTCTATGCGTAACTCATCTTCTGTTTGGAACTTAACAGGAACATTTGCATTAACATTCTTCTTCAACTCTTCAATCTCCTGAAGTCTCTGTGCATCCAACTCCTGAAATATACGCCATATTCCCTCCTGTATGTACGCATAGTGTTCTCTACTTAACTTGATATATTTCTGTTTTGCTTCTTCGTTTGTTCTATCTCTAGAATACTCATTCTCTGCTGCAATCTTTGCCATCAGTAGAGCCTGTTCATCATCAATACGTACTTTTCGCTTTAGTATCTCATACTTCTTATCAATCACTGCAGTTCCATTCTCAATTTCTAATGTTTTCGTATTGGTACTCTTGAAGTTGCTAGGATTTGTCAATATCTCAAACTCCATACTCTTCACAATATTCCGGAGACGCTCTAACTCTGCTAAACTTTCAGGAGAAGCCCTATCTGCATCCATTGAACCATACATACCCCAAATCTTGCTTTCTTGATTATTTACGTGTCCCTTTGCCTCCTTAAGCGCATTAAAGTCGCTCATTGGCTTCTTTAAGAAGAACGAAGTGAGACTATCATTTATCTTCTCTTGCAAACGCTGTGTCATATCGCTAATAAATTGGGTGAGCTGTTCATTATCAAGTAGAGTTCCTTTTGTCTTGAAGTTGTCCTTGATTAACTTAGTCAACGCATCCCTAACGAACGTATTCGAGATATTCTGTCTCTCTATCGTAGCACTTTGTAGGAGAGCATCATACTGCTCTCTTGATATTGTCTTGTTCTGCTCGGCTAATATACTTATCAAACCATCCAATGCCTCTGGTATGAAATCTCCAGCCTTATCCTTTAATTGTTCATCTACTGCCTCAATCAAATCCTTATTGTACTCATCCTGTCGTGTTATCTGCACATAGTAGTTTCGCATGGCATTTTCAACTACATCCTTTATACGTTCCTTTCCATTTGGCGTTAGCTTGTCATAATCCTGTAAGGTTGGGATAAGCTTATCCCTAAATTCGCCAAAGAATGTCCTTAAATCCTTGCCTGATTTACGGAATGCGATTATATAGCTTTTTCCACTCAATTTTGTCTTCAAATCTGCTAAAACATTCTCGATATATGGCTTATCAGCAACAAAAGCATTATCCAGAGCAATCTGTTCTAGAACAATCTGGTCGTGTTTATTCAACCCATAGAATGGATTGTTTTCTAGTGGATTTGTTGAAACTGGCGTTCCATCTTTTGCTCGTGCTACTGCTCCCAGAATATTAGCATTGTACTCACTTGCATAAAACATGTAGTTTGGTTGACGGAAGAACCAAAGCTTGAGAATATCATCACCCAAGTTCTTATCAAATCCTAGCTGTCCATAGCCTATTTGTCTGCGTAATTGTTCCAATTCCGTATCAATATTCTGTCCATGAGGAACAGTTAGGTTTGCCTCATCGAATACTGCTTTGGATGCAAATACAACAATCTCTTCTTTGTTACGGATTTGAGAGCGGAAGATATACTGAGGAACTTCGGGATGCTCCTTGAGCCACTGCTTGAATAGGATTTTAGCAGCCTCCTGATTGGCGTATTCCTCACTACCATCGCCCAAACGTGCCTGAATACGTGCCGCTATATCATTCTTCATAGTCTGCTCAATATCATCACGGATAGTACCATCATCTATCATCTCCTTTTCAGCTACTTCATCAGGTGTTATTGCACCTGCAACTCCAGCCATAACAGCGCTCATAGCAATATCCTTTGCGATATTCTTCACTACTGTCTTTGCTACTGATGAAGCTACACTCCCAGCGCCCAATGTCAAAGCACCAGCAATAGCTGTTCCAATCTCAAGAATATCTCCTAAATTAGGAGCTTTTCCCTGTACAACACTGCTAATAACATTCGTAATTGACTTGAATACTCCTAATCCAGGTACTGCATCTGCCATTTCATCCAATGCAACCAAAAACGCAGAACCGCTACTTGCTAGATGTTCAAATTTTCCAGTGAATACATCCCCTAATATATTTCCAAGAGCGGATACTGTGTTGATAATAGTAGTAAACATCTTCCCAAAGAAGTTACCAATTGCCTGTAATCCCTTCAAAATAGCCTTACCAATCATCTCAAAGAACTCACCAACCTTCTCCCAAAAGCTCTTCTTATACCTATTCTCATCTAGAGGAATAGGCACTTCATCAGTACCAGGATAAAATAGCCCACCAGTCATGTTTCCGTCTAAAGCAGCCTTTTCCTTCTGTATTAATTGTTCATTCTTCTGTCTCATATTATCCATCACCTGCTTGATGGCTCGTTGATACTCAAGTAACAATTCTGGATTATTCAACTCTCCACCTTTCAAATTCTGTTTATACCCATTCTCTTGGGCATACAATGCTCTCAATTGCTTTATAGCAGTCTTATGAGGTAATGGCTCATGAGAATACTTCTTACCAGTTTGCTTATTCACAACCCAATAAGCATCCTTTTTTGGAGCTTTACGGAGTTTGTATGGCATTCTTCTTGTTCTGTTACCTACATTTTACTTCAGTTTTGTTTACATAGGGGGGTTGCGGATTTGCTGTCTCAAAGCACGAGCAGTAGTACGGCGCTCTAGTTTAGCAGCCTGTTCGCTAGGTACTCCAGTAATAGGAACGTTTGCTGACTGCTCCAAACCAAATACACTAGTAGGCGTTCCACGAATAGCAGCCAACTCTGCAGGGAGTAACTCACTACGAACACTGGACAAATAGAGTTGCTTTTCAGGAAGCCCATAGTATGCAATCTTGCTTAATGACTCGAGTACCTTGCGCTGACGCTTCAAGTTGGATGCGAGGATAGTAAGGAGACGCTTGGCTTCACCCTTGACACCATAATCACTCGTAGTTGCACCAGTCTCCTTGATAGCCCGTACAGAGAGCTGTAGACTATCATTGGTACGCACATAATCTGCGATTTGCTCAGGAGATAGGTAAGCGCCAATCTGTAGGAGTGAAGAGTTCGCCTTTGCTAGAGCATCGATGACAGCACTAGTAATGAAACCACTTTGTACAATATCAGCCAACTGCACAAAGGCATCATCAACTATCTGCGTCTCCAAGTTGGTAGGAGGAGGAAGCACAGCAGATACCTCACCAGCAGGACTACCCCATGCGGATGCATCCAGAGTATTCAAACTCTCAATGCGCTGACGGAGCTTATCGTTGAGAAGTGCTTGTCCTTCGGGAGTGGTAATGACACCACCAGAGAGCATACGTCCACCATAATACAAGTTACTACCCATTGCGTTCATGTATTCGGGTGCTACATACTTTGGTTTCTTGGTATACCTGCGGTTCACATTCAAAGTAGAAGGCTTATATCCACGAATAGTCTTGTCCTTTGAAACGTTATTCGAAACATAGTTTCTAACACGTGCATGTGCATCATTACACCACTTCTGGTGTACATCTTGTGCCTCACCTTGAGGGCTTATTAGGAAATTTGCTAGATGATGTTTGGGAGTAGCAGGTGACTGATACCCCTTGTAGTTAAGAGAAATAGCTTCGTCTGGAAATAGTACTGGCAAGTGGTACGTTGACAGTGTCATTTGTTGATTAGACGAGATTTGTATTTATGTTTGAAAACCTCAGTAGAGTCCCTCCTCCTTCACAATACGTGAGGCTTGGGGTAGAGAAACGCCACGTTCAGCCATTACCTGTTTCACGATAGCCGCACGAGCAGAAGGCGCACGTCCTCCTACAGCACGAGGAGGCGCACCGAGACGAGCAGCTAGACGAGGGAAACGCTCCTTAAACTTTTGCTTAGCTTCGGGTGAGAATAGAGCATCGCCAGTAGGAGAGCGAGTGGAAAGACGAGCACGTCCAACTGTACCACGCTGTCTACCACCCTGCATACCCATATCTACACCATCAGGCATAGTATAACCCACTATAGGAGGACGGTATCCATCACCACGACGAGGACGGAAACGTGCCAATGCTGCCCTAATCTGCTTAGCTGAACCGCCAGTCATGTGCATAGAACAAGCTGGACGCATTCCACCCTCAATCTCCTCCTCAATCTCTGCCTCTGCCTCATCGAATGCTGCCTCCTCAACTGCGGGGGGAGGCTTGGGCATTAGTCCTGCCTTCTGTGCGAGTTTCACACCCTGTTCTAGAGCAAGTCCAGTTAGTCCAGTCGCATCTGCCACCTCCTTAATAGCACTAGCAGTCTCCTTAATCACCTTCTCGTTCTTCTTGTAGAAGTCAGCTGCCTTCTTGACATACTTCTGTCCAGTACGTACCACGTGACTTACTGTACTTCCAATACCCTTTGCAGCACTCGACGCTGCACTAGCAAGTCCAGAAAGAAAACCATCTCCATCAATTTCACCATACATCCCTCCCTCCATGTGGTGTTTACGCATATGACGACGAAGAGCATCACCAGACATTGTTGTGTTTACTACATCGCTAGGTTCTTTTTCCACCCTTCCAACACGAGCCGGTGCGGATGTCTCTGCCCATCTATCAAAACCATCTGTCATAAATTTTGCCTTGTAATCGCCACGTTCCTGACGCTTACCACGAAGATAGAGTGTGTCGTCCATTTGTTGAATATGCTACATAAGAATTGTGGGCAATACAACAAACGAGATGTCAAGTCCTCCTAGACAACGTCGACGTATAGAACAACCTGCTGCTCCTAGTCGTGTACGTACACCACGTGAGATGTACCCACTTCCTCCTGAGCCTACGCCTACACTTACAGAAATTCGCTATCGTGAATTACATGGAAAGTATCCGCCATCATATATGAGAAAGCATGATGCATATATTGCTGAAGTATCACGAATTGAGAATGAAAAAAGCGATGCTAGAAAGAGAATTTATATGGTTCATCCATCAATAGATGAGAATACTGGTTCAGGTAATACTTGCGTAGGTGCATTATGTGATGGGCTACCAAAACTGAATCCCGAGACAGGAATGCCAGTATATACGCCTAAACCACGCAATATGAGTGCTGCTGAAATGCGACAGGTTATTGCTACTCGTAATCCTATTGCGCCCAAGCCTCCAAAATATCGTCCTCAAGAAAAGAGCACATGGAAAAGCAGAAGCAGAGGATATCATAGTGAATATAGGGGAGGAAGCTGTTGCCCTATCTGTGGCGAACATGTTTATTAAAAGACAACACCCTCTGCATCCATCGCACTCATAAGCTCACTTACTCGCTTTTTTGTTGCTCTTACACCCATACCCTTCAAGTACTTACGAGCAAACTTCTCTTTCCTTCCGTCACCACGAGGATTAGTATAGACAAAATCACCATGAAAGCCTTGAGGAATATGCTGACGTTGTACAGCTTGGCGACGTACAGGTTGCTGAACAGGCTGATGAATTCTGTTCATAAGATAAGCCAATATCTCCCTTACCTTTGGCTCTTCATAAATAGTAGGATAGAAGTCAGGTGAAATAAGGTATCCATTCTGTCTCAAGAATGAACCAATTTCAAGTGCTAGTTGCGGTGTCATCAATGCTGTTCCATCTATAAAGGCATGGAGGCGTTCCATAATACCAGCTTGAATCTGTCTCTGCATTTACTTACATACCCACACAAAATTACGTCATGAACTAACAAATCTGGATTCCTTCATTGAAAACGGATTCATGGGTTTCAGGTAGGGTTATGGGTTGAGAAGAGTATAATGAGTTCAAACAAGCAAGTAATCGCAAAGCTAATCAAGCAACTAGTGTTGAATGCAGGTAATCACCGATGGGCGGAGGTGGAAGAACTCCAGCTGACGCCTAATGGTTCTACAATTGATGAAACAATCGTTCCACTAAATGATACTATTAACGAGTTATGGGCTGCGTTGGGGTTCAAGGAGGAAGCGCCATTGATGACAAAGCCTGATGAGGAGGAGAGTGATGAGGAGGAGAGTGATGAGGAGGAGAGTGATAAAAAGGAGATTAACTACGAGGAAGTATATGCTATTGTGGAGGGTGTTGACGATTTAGTCGGCAACCATAGTCATCTCTCCCAGTTCAAGACTCGAACAGATGAAAACGGAATCCATCATAAGACTACATACTACCAAACGTACGGAGGTGGTGGCGAGGGAGGATACTTTCTCCATGCTTTGACTCTAGAAGATGGAAAAATAGTAGAGGGAGTATATGGAGTCAGTCGTAGTTGGGGAACACCTTTCAAGTGCGAACGTCTATTTGGTAAGACACTCTACTTCCACAAGGGTAATGAGATGGCTGGAAAGGTAAACCAAGTATGCGTCTATTGAAAACGGATTCATTGAAAACGGATTGTTCCTAATCAGCATAGAAACCTATATTGATTAGAAATGAAGTCAAAGACATACAAGTTGCGTATTTCAAGCGTTGATTTAAAGGAATACTTTAATACTGATGATGGGTTCGTTTCAAGTGAAGATGATGGAAATATTTATGTATTGGAATGCTATAACACTTGGGAAAAAGGTGAAACTAACTGGTATACTCTAATCTGGAAGATAAACAGAGAAATGAGTGATTATCACCCGAGTCTTGATAGTAAGCCAAAGTTTAACAAGTTATGTGAGAAGTGGCATTGTGTGAATAAAAGCATCCGTTGTAACTCTCCATACGACATTAGTATAATGTCGAATGTGATAGAAGAGGAAGAGGAAGAGGAGAGCAATGAGGAAGAGGAAGAGGAGAGCAATGAGGAAGAGGAAGAGGAAGAGGAGAAGCCCAAGCCAGTAAAGCGTAAGCTACGTAATCCTATCCACAATCCTACTCATTAATCTGTAAAAATCACGCAAAAAGACGTAATTTCAGGCAACATCACTTTTTTGATGGTAAAATCCAATTGGATTTTACCGCTATTTTTGTGTGTGTGTGCGTAAATACACGTATTTGTGCGATTTTTACTCATCCTCCTCATCTTCACATGGTTGCTTCTCCAAACATGCCTTGCAGAATGTTCCAGTTTCTGTGTAATACTTACGTTTGCAGTCGTTCTCGAACACATAGTGGCAGCAATCGCAACTCTCTTCCTCTTCCTCATCAATTGGGCAATCATTACCCTCCATATGCTGGTGTCCGCAATCGCAGTCATACCATTCATAATCCTCACAAGTCTTACCTAATGTGTGTTGGTTTCCGCAATCGCACTCATACTCCTCCTCATTGTTCGTCATTTGGTTGTTTGAATTCATTATACTCTTCTCAACCCCTAACCTTACCTGAATCCCAACAATCCGTTTTTCAGGGTTCGGTTTTCAGGGGTTACGCAAGTCGTTATCATGCTTTGGGTTTCCATCTAGGAATGAATAGACACGTGCAACAGCCCACTGCTCCTTTGATAGCTTATACTTCATGGGCGCACTTACTCCCTTTACAAATGAGCCTTTTAGCCTTACACTTTCAGGATTTGTCTTATATGCACCAATACCTCTATCGTACACTTCAAATAGAGTTGCTAGTGGAACTTTTGTGATGTACGAAAGCGCTCGTAATGAATAGGACTCATTCTCATCTAGCCCATATCGTCGCAATACTCTTTGCCGATGTGTCAGCATTTTATTATTACACTCTAAAAGCGTTCTGTAAAGTTACTTGATACCATTGTTCAATCATGTAGTTGCTTTTCGATTGCTCTATCACCCTATCGAGAGTATTGTATAGTTGGCGTAGTTGGGGAATGATGTTCTGCCCATTAAATCGCATTAAGTGTTCTAGAAAGTATAAGCTCCAAGCAATACACCAGCCAAACTCATACTTTCCCTTATTGCGCTGCAGATAGATGTGTTTTCTACCATTATCTGCCATGTTGACATAGTTGAAGTTACGTCCGCTAATATAATCAATACCTGCCTTGATGCGTTCCTTCAAATGAGGGATGTCATCTTGGTTTCGCATATCGCACATATAAATCGTGTTTGATAGTTTGACACAGCATACTACATGCCTAATTTGGTAATCATTCTCATAGTCAAAGCGCACATCGTAGCAGAGTGTGAATATAACTGGTTTTGTACTCTCTGCTAGTAGCTTACCAGTATTGCTATAATCCTTCACACCATCCTTTCGAATGTCCACATCGGTGATAGTACGATTGTTCAATGCAATTGTGTAAGCATTGGATTGACTGCTAATACGCTTCTTCAAATCCAAATTTTCCCACTCTGGAACTTCAGTTGGATGGGGACGCAGATGAGGTAGCATTTCCTTTACAAATAGTAAAGAATGCTTACTGATAAGGCTTATCTTACTCGCATTCGACGAAAGGCAAAGCAAGAAGGTTACAATCCTAAAAACGTGTTTTTGAGTGAGGATGGGATACATAAGGTTACCATCATCACTCCAAGTGGTGAAACAAGGAGCTTTGGAAGAGTTGGGTATGGAGACTATATCATATATTCTTATCTTGAGGCGCATGGATTAGTTCCTGAAGGCACTGCTGCAAAGAAACGGCACGTGTTTAGAGTATCCCACGAAGCATTAGCAAGAAAGTATCAAATTACGGACAAATATGCCCCCAATACTTTGGCTCTTGCTATATTGTGGTAATTTATTCTTTACATGTAACCGCTCATCGAGTGCTTCCCACGAGGACGAGCATCACGCATACCAGATGACTTCTTTCCAGAGCCTACTAGACGCTGGAGGCTGGAGTCACTCACTACGGGGGCAATCGCAGAGGCAGAGAGGATGTCCTGTTCCGTGAGTACACCCTTGATGATGCGAGAAGAACCCTTGATAGTCTCGAAGAAGCCAGAGGAGATGGCTACCACGTAGATATAGGGGGCAACTGCAGCAGCAGAGGGATTGTACACCGTCGCATTGAACTGGAAGGTGAAGTTGCCTACGAGCGACGGCGCTTGTCCTGCCTGTAGGACGATATCACGGGAAGGACGGAGGAGCAGCCCACCACCCACCAGAGGAGTACCACTTGTAAGTGAACCAAGAGCAGTGGAAGTAGAAGTTCCCAGTGCAGTCCATGACGCATAATCCATGTCCAAACCATTGTTAATGGACATCTTGTAGAGCTGCTCCTGCGTGGCAGAGGAGAGCAGTCCAGAGAAGTTGTCGAAGTTCACACTGATTTGGGTGAAGGGGAGCAGCCAGTCACCTTTAGACGGGTCAACAGGAGTTGCGTTGGTATTATCTACCGTGTACTGCTGGGGCTTCGCATAGATGTAGAGATAGTCGGGGATATTCGGGAGAGTGATGGTATTGCTGCTTACCTGTCCACGCTGTCCAGCAGCCACTAGAGATGTCTGTGTCGTGATAAAACGGGGGAACTCCATGTAGGGAACAACCGACTTGGGAGGTAGGGGTACGTCGAGGGACGGCGTGAGAAACTGGATATTCACTAGCGCAGTCGGGAACGGCTGGGGAGCATAAGCAACGCTCCAATTGCTCACACCACCATAGAAATCACTAGTCGTGCGGAGTACACGAGTGGGCGCTTGGATATTGCAGAGGAGCTGCATGTTCTGTACACCGAAAAGCCCAGTAGAAAGCTCATACTCATCACCGAAGATGAAGGGAGGTAGCACTAGCTTCTCTGTAGAGCGGAACTGGAGATAGAGCGTAAGAGTAGTGGCAGCAATTACACCAGCTGCTGCTACAGGGATAGTACCATAACCACTCGCATCACCACCTGAACCAACATAGCCAGTCGCACCACCAACAGCTACACCGTTGGTTAGAGGAGTAGTGAAATTCTGGTCGGTGAAGAAGCGGAGCTGTCCCCATGCGCCGTTAGGGACTTCATCACTACGGAATGCGCTTGAGTATCCAGAAAGAGGGGAGTTAAGAGCGGCGGTAGGAGTAGGCTGCGATACATACCTGTCCAACATGGTAGGGCAAGTGCGCTGACGGCGGCAGTCAGCCAAATCCACTAGGCGAAGGATTTGAGGGAGAACATCGCTCGTGTTCACCGTTACAGTCGTGTCGTTAATCGTGGAGGACATCGTGGACACAAGCGAGTGAAGAGGGAAGGGAGCAAGGGCAAAATCCTTTGCAGGTTGGAATACGGGAACACCAGCCGCCACACCAGCTGTGGTTGTAAAGGACACCACTAGATTCACTACTGAAGTCCAGTCGAGCGCCCTGTCCACGAACACATTCTCACTAGGCACTTGAATCTGGAATGACTGCTGGGAGGACGAATTAGCAATCGCATTAAAGGGGACGTTCGTCAGTGAGAGCGCACCCTTCTCAACTGCGTAGGTGGGCTTCTGCTGGACAATACGAGGGTCAACTACGGCGAACTTTCCTACATCGGCTGACATGGTTTATCTTTAGAATGCGGAAAGAAATTCGGCACAAACGACTCACTCTACTCCCTTTTTCTTAAATAGCAGACGAACAGTCACTGTTCCAGAATTAGGAAGTTTCATGGGTACTAATGTGTTCGTCAAGCGATTGCGCCACTTAAACTGGAAATCAATAGTATTTAGAGGCTCATGTGAGGGCGATAGCGACGACATAGTAGGAGTTAGAGGCTGGTACTTGTAGTAATCTATGTTGTCTGTATTCAGTGCATCTTCAACAAGAATACGAGCAAAAGCACTACCACCCTCCTGTGCGAAACCAGTATTGGTTGAACCTAGTACTACAGGATTGGAGCTATACTCATTAATAACTGGAACATAGGTTGTAGTCATCACGATTGAGCTTACTGGACTCCAAAGAGTATCCGTCGATGACTGATACTCGGTTACACCAATATACATTGGATTTGTGATTGAAATTGGAACGTTAGTGAATGGATTCATTAACGCTCCTATGTTTGGTTGGAGAACTAGATGTCCAGTTCCACCCGTATTTATAGCCTGTGATGGCAGAGTGTTAATCAAATCAACCTGTACTACGTTATTAGGGAAGTATATAGTGCCAGTGTTGAGTGTGATTGTTGCTGCAGGTGTTTGTGCTATTTGTAGTACGAACGAACCAGCAGGAAGTAATGTAGGAGAAGCATTTGCTTGAAATGTGATTGTTTGAGGGAGATTGACGAGTGAAATGTATGTGTTACTTAGTATAGAACCATCATTCCATCTTAAAACCCACTGTGGTATAGGAATTAAGGGATTGAGAATTAGTTGATTTGTATTAGCTGGAACTGTAACTGCACCACTTCCTATATACTGTAGCGTTATTCCAGATTGGGAATAATAGAAGGCATCTCCGCCACCAAAGGTATACGTAGTACCACTTACTAGTGTTTGTGGTGAAGTAATGAAATATAATTGATAAGGAGGTGCGGCAGTAGGAGGAACATAGTTAGTAATTACTGCACCTGATGAAGGAATAGGTGTGGGTACTCTGCGTGGAACAGTTAGAGAGAGTGTGCCATTTGTAGTTAGAATTGCGTTTGAACCATAATACTGCGTAGAAAGATTGTTGATAAGTCCCTCTAAATTGCTATCAAACCCTACGAATGAGAACTCACGGAACAGATATCCTCCTGTGGCAGAGGATATGTTATACGGTTGAGGTAGAGGAGTCTGGAAAGGAACAACTGAGCTATTCACATCCTGAAAGAGTGTAAATGTTCCAGTAGCATTATTATAGGTGAAAAAAGGACACTTTGTTCCATATGAACCTCCTGCGATAGCTTTAACATCTGTCCATGCTAATGCCAATGCCTTGTTTAGAATGGTTACAAACCTATCGAATGAATATAGATAGTAGTATGGGCTTTCAGCTTGTTTAGGAGTTCCAGGTAGTGGTGGTGTAACAAAACTGGAACTATCCTCCGTCTCCCAAATCAAGTTCTGTGTACTTTGGAAATAATTGGTAGCATTTGTTAGAGTGAATGTAACAGTATAGATAGTACGATTGATATCGGTAACTGGAGTTACAATTTGAGGAATGAGGAGAGGAAGCAATTTGGTTGCACCATTGAGTGCGTAGTTCTCGACGGAGAGAACGTAATTTGAACTATCCTTCAGCAAAGGATTCTTACGATTATCCTGAAAGATGATTTCAGGGTCATCTACTAGACTACTAGTTGACGTATTGTTGTTGATGATGGTAGCATTGTAATATAGGTAATCAGGACTATCACGACTACCTAAATAATCAATCGTGGAGGAACTAGCCATTTGTAATAAGGTTGGGAAACTTTACTTATGCATCATTCCGTAAGTGAAAGAGGATACGAAATCGTCTCCTGCCATTCCACTATCCTTAACCATTTGAGTGTACTGCGGAAGTGAGAGATGCTTACAATATAGTCGAGTAAGACAATGACGTCCGCACGTGTTTACATTGTCACTGAAACGCTGGAATGGATACTTATTATATGTTACCTTCAATCCGCTGTCCCGCAAGAGCTTTGTGAGATGCTCTGTGTCCTGTCCACTTTCCTCAAGTATATCTTCCTGTACCCAGCTTTGCTCACCGTCAGGTTTATATCCGCCGTACGGGTCAAAGTACTCGATGTACTCTCTCCCATTCCGCTTTTGCTTGAGCAAACAAGTCCAATGTCCATGAGACATGCTGTCAGTAAGGTAAAGAATCATTAATCGTCCCTTCTCGTCTAGTGCATCCTCAATGTTATCATAATCTAGCAACTCTGGATAACTGATAACCTTCAAAGTTGGAATTATCTTCAACATATCATTGTTGGATAACGAGTAGGAACGTATCTCCTCCTCCTTACCCCCCTTTAATAAAGCGTGTTTTTGCTGTGATGCACGTCCCAACTCTACTGGCTTCCTGCTGATAGGCGTATTACCTAGATAAGCACGAAACCCATTCTTATACGGACGAATTTCAGCCTTCATTTGCTATATTGTGGAGAGAAGGTTGTTTAATCGGTGGCGGAGGTTCTATTGCTATCACTACATCCTTTGGCTTGGTAGGTGTTGTGTTCTCAATATCAATTGACATATCCACGTTCTTTCCACAGCAGGAACTACGAATTCGCTTATGATTAATCACGGCTAGTATTGCGCCACCTACTGAAACAACGAGGCTTATAGTGGCTAAAATTCCACCAGTATCCATTTGTTTGAGAGCAAGAAATTGGAAAAATTATAGTGGCGTGTTGGAAAGGGCTGAGAAATTGTCGTAAGTACTCTATAAATGAAGGCAATTACCGAGTTTATGATGAAGCTTCACAAGCAACTAGTGGCGGATAGGGCTGTTGCAGAGACAACTGCAACCCAATATGTTCGCTCTCTCTTTTCTTTGAACAATGAGCGCCCCTTTGATAACCTTGCATGGTTGAAGAATACGGAAAGCGTACACCTTCGATTGAGCGAGTTTGCAGAGAGTACGCAGAAGAACATGTTGGGTGTTAT